TGAAGACATCACCAAAGACGAATACCAGCGGATGTATCCCGACTCTGCGCCCATTACCACCTTGCAAACGCTGGGTGTTGGTGACCAAAATCTGAGCCAATGGCTTATGGAAGACACCATCCGCGTTGCTGACTACTACTATGTAGATTACGACAAAGCAACGCTTAACCTGTACCCTGGCAATGTGACCGCGTTTGACGGCACCCCAGAGGACAAACAACTGAAAGCAATTTATGGCAAGCCTAAAAGAACTCGTGAATCGGATCGCGTCAAAATTAAATACTGCAAGATTAACGGCTATGAAATTCTTGAAGAGCGTGAGTGGGCGGGGAAATACATCCCCGTAGTACGCATCGTTGGTAATGAATTTGAAGTTGATGGCCGTTTGTACGTGTCGGGCTTGGTGCGTAACGCCAAGGATGCCCAGCGCATGTACAACTACTGGGTGAGCCAAGAGGCAGAGATGCTTGCCCTTGCCCCCAAAGCGCCATTTATTGGCTATGGTGGCCAGTTTGAAGGTTATGAGAACCAGTGGAAGACTGCAAACACGACCAACTGGCCGTATTTGGAAGTTAATCCAGACGTTACAGACGGCCAAGGTGCTGTTTTGCCACTGCCAGCTAGGGCACAACCTCCAATGGCCTCCAGCGGCTTGTTGCAGGCCAAAGCGGGCGCATCTGAAGACATTAAGGCATCTACTGGTCAATACAACGCATCTTTGGGCATGGGAAGCAATGAGCGCAGCGGCAAAGCCATCTTGGCTCGCCAGCGTGAAGGCGATGTGGGTACGTACCACTACGGCGACAACTTAGCCCGTGGTGTGCGTCACATCGTGCGTCAGCTAGTGGACTTGATCCCTAAGATTTATGACACCCAGCGTGTGGCTCGCATCATTGGCTTGGACGGCGAAACCAGCATGGTCAAGATTGACCCTATGCAGCAAGAGCCGGTCAAGAAGATCATGCAAGATGAGATTGTGATCGACAAAATCTACAACCCCAACGTCGGCAAGTACGACGTGGTGGTGGCAACCGGCCCTGGCTACGCAACCAAGCGCCAAGAAGCCTTGGAAGCAATGGCTCAGTTGTTGCAAGGCAACCCAAGCTTGTGGGCTGTGGCTGGCGACTTGTTTGTGAAGAACATGGACTGGCCAGGTGCCCAAGAGATGGCCAAACGCTTTGCCAAGACCATTGATCCCAAGCTCATGGAAGACGGCGACAAGTCACCAGAGCTGCAAATGGCCGAGCAGCAGATGCAAGCGATGGGTCAAGAGATGGAGCAGATGCACCAGATGATCCAAAATGTTGGCAAGTCAATCGAAGTGCAAGAGCAGCAACGCAAAGACTTTGAAGCTGAAGTTAAGATGTACGAAGCCGAAACCAAGCGGATTGCTGCAGTGCAGGCTGGTATGACAGAGCAACAGATTCAAGACATTGCTATGGGTGTGGTTGCGGCGGCAATGGAGTCGCAAGACATGATGAACCAAATGCCTGAAATGCGTGAGCAACCTGAAATGATGCCGCCTGAACAAGAAATGGGAATGCCACAATGAAAGCAAATGAATTTTTAGGCTTGCTGTTCTTGGCGCGGGACGTTGCACACTCTGTGCATTTGAACACTCGCAGCTACAGCAAGCATGTAGCGCTTAATATCTTTTATGAACGCATTATTGGTGCGGCTGATGATTTTGCTGAAGCCTACCAAGGTCGATACGGTTTAATTGGCCCTATTACTCTGAATTCGGCAAAAAAGACATCTAACATCATTGAATTCTTGCAAGCCTCGCTTGCTGAAATTGAAAGTGCTCGTTACGATGTATGCGATAAAACTGATTCATCGCTTCAGCAACTGATAGATAATATCGTTGAGATTTATTTGCGTACCCTCTACAAACTCCGCTTTTTGGCATAAGGAAACATCATGGCAAATTACACCCAAGCCGCTGCAACGACACAAGTCAAAGTTGGGGCTGGCAAACTGTTCGGTATCTTTGTATCGGCCTCTTCAAGCGGCACTTTGACAATTTATGACTCAGGCGCTAAGAGTACCAGCGATCCTAAGATTTCAGACACTATTGCCGTGTCAGCAGGCACAAGCTATTTGAACATTCCCGCTGGTCTGTTCTTTAATAAAGGGCTGTACATAGTGCTTGCGGGTACTTCTGCTGCGTTTACTGTCGCATACGAATAAGGGTTAATCATGGCCGTCTTTCTCTCCCCCGTGGGCGGCGCAGCGGCCCAATTTTTTACCAACAGCGGCGTACCTTTAACTGGCGGCAAGTTGTACTCTTATGCGGCTGGCACAACCACACCACAAGTTACTTATACATCTTCTAGTGGTGTAACAGCGCATACCAACCCAATCATTTTGGATTCTGCGGGCCGAGTACCAGGTGGTGAAATTTGGATAAATTCACCGCCATATAAATTTGTTTTAAATACCTCTGCGGATGTGCTTATTGCAACATACGACAACATAACTGGACTTGGTGCAGCGTCGTATCAAGTACAAAACTTTACGGGCACAGGGTCGCAAACTGTGTTTACGCTAGGCGCAACATCATTGGGCGAAAACTTTACGTTTGTGTACATCAATGGCGTATATCAACAAAAGAACACTTATACCGTATCAGGCGTAACGCTGACATTTTCAGAAGCCCCACCTATTACTTCATCAATTGAAGTGATGTTCAACTGAGTATGTCCAATAGCAAAATCTCCGCACTTACATCTGCAACTACAGTTGTAGGGACGGAAGTTTTGCCAATTGTTCAAAGCAGCGCAACGGTTAAGGTTGCTATTTCAGATTTAAACCCAGGTCTCAGCACAATTACTGCGGTCAAAGGCGGTACGGGTCAAACGTCTTATGCAGTGGGCGATTTGCTCTATGCAGATACAACCACGACCCTTGCAAAACTTGCTGATGTAGCCACAGGCAATGCTTTAATTTCTGGTGGTATATCAACAGCGCCAAGTTGGGGAAAGATTGGTCTTACGACGCACATCAGTGGCACGTTGCCTGTTGCTAATGGTGGGACAAACGCATCAAGCGCAAGCATAACGGCGTTTAATAACATCACAGGCTATTCAGCATCAGGCGCAACTGGCACAACCACCACAAATTTGGTGTTTAGCACTAGTCCATCAATTACAACGCCGACATTAATTGGCGACGCAACTTTAAGCACAGGCAACTTAGTCATTGGCACATCAGGTAAAGGTATTGACTTTTCTGCCACTGCTGGCACAGGCACAAGCGAGTTGTTGGCTGACTATGAAGAAGGTACTTGGACACCTGTTTTAAAAATTAACACTTCCACACCAACACAAACGTCAAGCGGCGTATATACAAAAGTTGGTCGATTGGTAACTGTTGTTGGAATTATTGAAAACATCGACAAAGCTGCTTTGACAGGCAATATTACTGTTACTGGACTTCCTTTTACATCAGGGACTTTAACCAATGTTCGTCATAGTGGAGCTGTAAACATAAATCGTTTTGGTTTGCCAGCAAACGGAACAAATCTTGTTTTAACAATTGGAAGCAGTACTACAGAAGCAATTTTATATTTTAATCTGTCGTCAAATCTTAATTCTGTTGTTGCAACAGATGTTCAAATTCTGTCTACAGCTTCCGATTTGTATTTCACAATAACTTATTCAACGTAAGGAAAAAATATGTCTTTGACAAAAGCAACTTACTCAATGATCAAAGGCGCGCCAGCAAACGTGCTAGATTTTGGTGCGGTTGGTGATGGTGTAACGGATGATACGGCAGCGATTCAAGCTGCTATAAACGCTTCTTACTCTGTATTTTTCCCCGAAGGCACTTATGTTGTTTCGTCAACAATTACATTGCGGGCAACACAAAACATTCAAGCTCCTGCGTACCGCAGAGCAAGTATTAAGCCGACCATTACCGATGGGTCTGCTGTGTTTTATGTTTTGAATGGTACGGGATTAAGAATTGAAGGTTTAAGTATTGATTCTGGTCAAACACGCAGCAGCCCACAAAACTGTGTTGGTTTGTACTGTGGCGTAAATACTCGACGATCTTTTTTTGATGTTAGGTGTAGCGGTCTTGCAACTGGTATGACAATCTACGGATGGCAAAACCGAGTTCAGTTGTACACCACGCAATGCACACTTGGATTTAAAGCTACCACTTTTAATTCTTCTGTTGTCGATCATCAATCTGATGACGATATTCAAGGTTTCCGCATTGATAGCGCCATTGGGTTAGAGATGACGTGGGTTGTTCAAGGCTCGGGCGATCAGACACCTTGCGAAATAAATGACGCATATTCTGTGAATGTACTGTCTGGGTATTTTGAATGGGAAATTGCACCAGGAACACCATCACGTTATTTGTCTGTTGGCGAAAATGGCCCTGTAAACAATATTGTATTCAACGGCTTGGCTGCTACTATTGCTAGAACAGACGATTGCGTTATCTTTTTGGACGATGTGCGAGACGTTACGTTTAACGGGTTTTTTAATGCTGGTCAAAACCATTCCGCAATTAAAACAACAGCCAACACTCGCAACGTCCAGTTCTTTGGTTTTATTGAAAACGGCTTTTTGCAGGACACTAATAAAAATTTTGTTCAAGCTGTCAATGTTTGGCCAAATTACCGTTTTGATTTGTGGTTGCGTGGTTGGGATTCAGCATCAAAAACTTCAGGGATTACGGCGTTTACCAAAGAAACCGCAATTGTCCGTACGGGCAAAAATGCGTTGAAATTGCCAATGAACGCTGGAGTAACACAGGCATTTGTTAACTTCAACGTCACCAGCACTGGCACAAAGTTGGCTGAAAACCTGCGTGGCAAAACTGTTTTGTTTGGTGCGTGGGTATATATTCCAAACGATGCGTATTGGAGTGGCGAGGCCACTGGTGGATTACCAGATATTATAGCTTTGAGCGACAATGGTTCGGCAACTGTTACAAGCACATTTGATGTTGTTGGCAACGACATCAACAGCTATTACCAAAAAGGAAATTGGCAGCTTTATCTGACACAACTTGCAGTGCAAAGCGATGCCACTACTGTGACTTTACGGGTTTATGCCAACAACAATGGTGGTGCAACGCCTGATGCCAACCAATACATTGTTGTAGACGAAGTGTTCTGCCTTGAAGGTGGTTGGCAACAAACCTATAGAGCGCAAAACGGCTTGTATTCAGCAAGCCCACAAAATCCTGTCTCCATCGTCAATAATCTGATGTCGATGCGTATTGATGCTTACCCAACTGACACAGACTTTTTGTACGAAGTTGGGGATCAAATTTTGTTTCAAACACCGACTGCTGGTGGTTTTGTCGGCAAAGTCTGCACAACTGCTGGCACTGGTGGTACTTCTGTATGGAAAGATTTTGGCGCAATTTCAGCATAAAGGAAAAATCATGGCACTTAGTAAAACTGTAACAAGTGAATATGGCTTTAAAGCTATTGATGCTTATCATCGCGTTGTGGCAACAACAATCGTAAATAAAGATGTAATCCAATTTTACGTTCGTAGTCACATTGAAGCCGAAAAACCATTTTTTGCGGAAAAAGTGATTTCTGCGCCGTATGATTTAAATGGCGAAAACCCAATTAAGCAAGCCTACAATTATTTAAAAACTTTGCCTGATTTTTCTGACTCAACAGATTGTTAATCATGCTTAAAAAACAAACAATTGTTGATTTAATTGAAACCATTGAAAACGGTTGTGTTCAAGTTCGCACTTGCATTCGCATCATGGAAGATGGCAAGCAGATTAGTAGCACATTCCACCGCCATGTTGTTGCCCCAGGCAATGACTACAGCGCAGAAGATGCCAAAGTTCAGGCCATTTGCGCTGCTGTGCATACGGCTGAAGTAATTGCTGCTTACCAAGCAGCCCAAATTCAAGCATAATGCTGAAAACCGTACTGGTGCGATCACCAGGGAATCTTTGAGATTCAAAAATGACTGAAGAAGTCCAACAACCCTTAGCGGAAGTAGACTCCGCGCCAGCTCCAGAAGTGACGGCCACTCAGGAAGCAATTCAAACGCCGGAAGTCGCTGAAGAAGCAAAAGAGCCTTCAAGGGTTTTTACCCAAGAAGAACTTGATGCAGCAATCGGCAAAAGGCTTGCAAGAGAACAGCGTAAGTGGGAAAGAGAGCAGACCCAACGTCAGGCGGAAGCCCAGACACTGAGAGCGCCAGCAAACGTCCCGCCGGTAGATCAGTTTGAAAGCCCTGAAGCCTATGCAGACGCATTGGCATATCAGAAAGCTGAACAACTGCTTGCCCAGCGAGAAGAAGCAAGGCAGCAATCTGAAATTCTTGAGTCCTACCACGAAAAGGAAGAGGAAGCTCGGACGAAGTACGACGACTTTGAACAAGTCGCCTACAACCCCAAGTTGCCAATTACTAACGTGATGGCTCAGACGATTCAAGCCTCGGACATAGGCCCTGAAGTAGCGTACTACCTCGGTGCTAACCCCAAGGAAGCAGATCGTATATCCCGCCTTGCACCTATCATGCAAGCCAAGGAAATTGGGCGAATTGAGGCCAAATTGGCCACCGATCCTCCTGTGAAAAGAACTACGTCTGCGCCAGCACCGATTTCGCCTGTTACTGCCCGATCCATTGGATCACCGGCCTATGACACTACGGATCCACGGTCTACCAAGACCATGACCGATTCGCAGTGGATTGAAGCTGAAAGGGCAAGACAGCGTAAGAAGTGGGAAGCACAAAACCGCTAAACAATTTTTGAAGGATTTTTTCCATGTCTAATAGTATCTTAACGATCGACATGATCACCCGCAAAGCTCTCGAGATCCTCGAGAACAACCTGGTGCTCACCCGTAACGTGAACCGTCAGTACGACGACAGCTTTGCTGTTGAAGGTGCCAAGATTGGTTCTACCCTGCGTATTCGCTTGCCCGACCGCGCTTTGGTGACCGACGGTGCCGCCCTGCAAGTTCAGGACGACAACGAACAGTTCACCACTTTGTCTGTGGCCAGCCAAAAGCACATTGGTGTCAACTTCACATCTGCTGAATTGACCATGCAATTGGATGACTTTGCAGAGCGTGTGTTGAAGCCTCGTATTAGCCAGTTGGCATCTTCTATTGATGCTGACGTTGCCAATGCGTACAAAACCATCGGTAACACCGTTGGCACCCCTGGCACCACTCCTTCTACCTCTTTGGTCTTGTTGCAAGCCCAGCAGAAGATGAACGAAAACGCTGCCGTGATGTCACCACGTTACGCTACCGTCAACCCCGCCGCTAACGCTGGTTTGGTTGAAGGCATGAAAGGTTTGTTTAACCCCACCGACACCATCAGCAAGCAGTTCAAGAACGGCATGATGGGCACTGGCGTGTTGGGCTTCGACGAAGTGAACATGTCTCAGTCCATCAAACAGCACACCACTGGCTCACGTGATGCTTCTGCATCTACTACCACCAGCGCTGCTGTGACTTCTGAAGGCTCTTCCACTTTGACTCTGGCTCAAGGCTCTGTGACCACTACCATCGCCGCTGGCGACGTGTTTACTATCGCTGACTGCTACGCTGTCAACCCACAGACCCGTGAAACCACTGGTTCATTGTTCCAATTCGTAGCTTTGGCTGCCGCCACTGCTGTGGCTGGTACTTGGACTGTGACTGTTGCGCCTATGTACTCGGCCAACCACGCGCTGGCTACCATGAACGTGCTGCCTGCTACTAGCAAGGCCGTGACATTCGTTGGCGCTGCTTCCACTGCTTACGCTCAGAACTTGGTCTACCACAAAGATGCGATCACTTTTGCGACCGCCGACTTGTTGCTGCCCCAAGGCGTCGATATGGCTGCTCGCGCAGTTCATAACGGTATCAGCTTGCGCGTTGTTCGTCAGTACGACATCAACAACGACCGTATGCCTTGCCGTATTGACGTACTGTATGGCTTCAGCACCATTCGTCCACAGATGGCTTGCCGCATCTGGGGTTGATCAGAAACTTTTTTGAAGGAAATTTATCATGGCATTACCTAATGGCGCAGGCGGTTACCAAGTTGGTGACGGCAATTTAACTGAAGCAGTGATGGGCGTTCAAACCATTCCCGCTACATTGACTGGTGACACCACATTGACTGCGGCTCAAGTTGCAGTTGGTTTGGTTGTTTGTAAAAAAGCATCGGACGCTACATTGACAGTGACTCTGCCTACAGCAGCGTTGCTTGACGCAGCAGTTCCAAGCGCAAAAGTTGGCTCGTCTTTTGACTTGACAATTTGCAACGATAACAACAGTGGTTCATCCTCTACCGTTCCTGTCACAACAGGCACTGGCATCACAATTTTTGGTTCAGTGACCGTGGGCCGTCATGGCGCGCACACCTACCGTTTTGTGAAAACAGGCGACGCAACCTACTCGGCATTTTTGATGTAATTAATGGGGGCTTCGGCCCCTATTTTTCAAAGGAAAAAAAATCATGCCAAATACAAAAGCTGTAGGCGTTGCGTTTGAAGATGCACAACTTGATGGCGCAATCATGGGCAAAGCGGGCGGAACTGCGGGTTTCTACGGAACCACGCCAATTGTGCAAGCTGCGGCCATTACTGCGGTTACCAACACTGCTACGGGGACTGAGCTGGCTACCGCCATCAATGCTCTTCGTGTTGCGTTGAAAAACATCGGCATCACTGCCTAAACCAACTAGGGGGCTAATCACCCCCTTCTTCTTATGATCTATCTTCAACACGAAATTCATGGCCGAAAAATAGCTTACATTGAAATGGAAGCTGAATTCGATGAAAAAAATGGCTGGACAAGGTATACTTTGGACACGCCTGTTATTGAAGAGGCGGCTCCTGTCGCAAACGAACTGGAAGTTAAACGTCGTCGTGGCCGACCCAGTTTAGAGGCGGCAGAACAAGGAGCGTAATATGGCCATTTACACCGCTGGCGATCAGATCAATAGAGCATTGAGATTGCTCGGCGTATTGGCTGAAGGTGAAACACCTTCCGCATCAGTGTCTCAAGACGCTTTGATGGCGCTGAACCAGATGATTGACTCATGGAACACTGAGCGTCTATCTGTATTCAGTACCCAAGATCAGATGTTTACTTGGCCTGCTGGTGAAATTAAACGCACACTAGGCCCATCAGGTAACTTTGTAGGCTTGCGTCCCGTGCTGTTGGATGATGCCACCTACTACCGCGACCCAGGCACCAACGTGTCCTACGGCATTAAATTTATTAACCAGCAGCAATACAACGGCATTGCTGTTAAGACTGTAACGTCTACTTATCCACAGGTCATTTTTGTCAACATGACCTACCCTGATGTTGAAATGTACATCTACCCACGCCCTACCCGCGACTTGGAATGGCACTTTATTTCGGTTCAGGAATTATCTCAGCCAGCCAATTTGGCGACAAACATTCTGTTTCCACCAGGCTATTTGCGAGCGTTTGTCTACAACTTGGCAATGGAATTTGCCCCTGAGTTTGGCGTGGAGCCAAGCCCCCAAGTGCAGCGCATCGCTATGACCAGCAAACGCAATCTGAAGCGCATCAACAATCCTGATGACATCATGTCAATGCCTTACGCTATCGTGTCTTCACGTCAGCGTTTCAACATCTACGCTGGGAATTACTGATGAAGACGCCGATTCTTGGGTCGGCGTACGTTGCTCGCAGTATCAACGCTGCCGACAACCGCATGATCAACTTGTTTCCAGAAGTTATCCCCGAAGGCGGCAAGGAGCCTGGCTTTCTCAACCGTGCCCCTGGCCTCAACTTTTTGCAAACCGTGGGCACAGGCCCAATCCGAGCCTTGTGGGCGCATCAAACCAATGGCAGCGACTTCTACGTTGTGTCGGGAAATCAGTTCTTTAAACTGACTGGCTTGAATGCCACCCCTACCCTTTTGGGTACTGTCACCGGCACTGGCCCCGTGTCTATTGCCGACAACGGAACGCAGATCTTTTTGGCTTGCAATCCTGACGGTTTTATCTACAACGAAGTCACCAATGTATTCGCCCAGATTACCGACCCTGACTTTGCTGGCGCTATAACTGTTGCGTACCTTGACGGCTACTTTGTTTTCAATCAACCCAACAGTCAGATTATTTGGGTGTCGCAATTGCTTGATGGGCAGTCAGTCGATCCGTTGGACTTTGCAAGTGCTGAAGGCTCACCCGACGGCGTAGTTGGCATTATTGCCGACCACCGTGAGCTGTGGGTGTTTGGTACTGACTCGGTTGAAGTTTGGTACAACACGGGCGGCGCTGACTTTCCATTGGAGCGCATCCAAGGCGCTTTTAACGAGATCGGCTGCGTGTCGGCGTACACCATAGCCAAGATGGACAACGGTCTGTTTTGGCTGGGGACTGATGCCCGTGGCCAAGGTATTGTTTACCGCGCCAATGGCTACACTGGTGTGCGTATATCTACCCATGCGGTCGAATACGCCATTGCCCAGTATGGCAACATCTCAGACGCTATTGCCTACACTTACCAGCAAGAAGGCCATGCTTTCTATGTGCTGACGTTCCCAAGCGGCAACGCTACGTGGGTCTACGACGTGGCCACCCAAGCATGGCATGAACGCGCTGGGTTTGTGAATGGTGATTTCATTCGCCACCGCAGCAACTGCCAGTGCAACTTTGGTGGCAACATCATTGTTGGCGACTTTGAAAACGGCAACATCTACACGTTTGACTTGGACGTGTATGCTGACAATGGCGGCATTCAGAAATGGCTGCGGAGCTGGCGAGCATTGCCCACCGGCCAAAACAACCTCAAGCGCACGGCGCACCACAGTCTGCAATTAGACTGCGAGGCAGGCGTAGGCTTAAATACTGGCCAAGGCTCTGACCCCCAAGTCATGCTGCGTTGGTCGGATGATGGTGGTCACACTTGGTCAAACGAGCATTGGTCACCACTTGGAAAGATTGGCGCGTATGGCCAGCGAACCTTTTGGCGCAGGCTTGGCATGACGCTCAAGCTGCGTGACCGCGTGTATGAACTCTCTGGCACTGACCCCAACAAAATAGCCATTATGGGGGCTGAATTGATCATAAGCCCGACCAATGCCTGACTATGGCCACCAATCCAAACTCTACCCAGATCACGCCCCCACGGGTGTCGCTTATTGACGAGCGCACGGGTGCGGTATCAAGGGAGTGGTATCGGTGGTTTTACAGTCTGTATAACATTGTCGGTAGCGGGGCAGGCATTGTTCCAGTCGCCAGCGGTGGCACAGGGTTATCCACTATTCCAACCAACGGCCAACTGCTGATTGGTAATGGTACAGGGTATACCCTAAACACACTTGGCACTGGCGCAGGCATTTCGGTAACTAATGGGGCGGGCACCATCACGCTGGCCAACACTGGTGTGCTGTCATTCTCAGGCGGCACTACGGGTTTAACCCCAGCAACGGCCACCACGGGCGCTGTGACCCTTGCAGGCACACTGATAGCAGTCAATGGCGGTACAGGGTTTGGCTCTTATGCAGTTGGTGATTTGCTGTACGCAGATACCACCACTACTTTGGCCAAACTACCTGATGTTGCCACTGGCAACGCACTCATATCGGGCGGTGTGTCTACAGCACCCTTATGGGGCAAGATTGGCCTGACAACGCATGTTAGCGGTGTACTGCCAATTGCCAATGGCGGCACAAACGGCTCTGCTACACCTACTTCTTTTGGCGTGGCTTATGGCACGGGTACAACTTACGCATTTACTGCTGCGGGTACAACTGGTCAAGTATTGACAGCCACGACAGGCGGCGCACCTACTTGGGCCGCGCCAGCAACAAGTGGCACGGTCACTAGCGTCAGTTTTACTGGTGGCATCATTACAGTTGCCAACCCAACCACCACACCCGCTTTAACTGTGGCTGGAACAAGTGGCGGCATTCCTTATTTCTCTAGCGGAACGACTTGGGCTTCCTCTGCGGCGCTAACTCAGTACGGTGTTGTTTACGGCGGCGGGGCAGGTGCAACGCCTGTTGCTACAGCGGCAGGCACGACAGGTCAGGTGTTAACGGCCACAACTGGCGGCGCACCTACTTGGGCATCGCCAGCAACTAGCGGCACGGTCACTAGCGTTTCAGTTGTCTCAGCTAATGGCTTTGCTGGTACGGTGGCAACCGCCACAACCACCCCAGCAATTACCCTAACGACTAGCATTACTGGTGTTCTCAAAGGCAACGGCACAGCCATTTCTGCGGCTGTTGTAAACACTGACTACTTTGCACCATCTGCGCCGGTCACCAAAACCGCTAACTTTACTGTTGCTGACACTGAAGTTTGGCTGATCAACAACAAGACTGGCTCAACCTGTACGGTGACTTTGCCAACAGCTTCAAGTTGGTCAGGTCGGGTTTTGCGGTTTCAGAACTACCAAGTGCAAACTGTGGTCTCAGCGTCGTCAAACGTGGTGCCTTTGGCTGGCGGCGCGGCGGGGACGTCCATCCTGTTGGCCAGCTCAGGCGACGCGGCCACGTTGGTGTCCGACGGCTCCAACTGGTTGATGACACAATACATACCTAACAACATTCTTCTTTTGGAATAAAATGATTCATCGCTATGCCAACGGGCGCAAAATAATTTAAGGAGAGCAATATGGGATGGGGCCAACTTATAGGTGCGGGTGCGGGCTTTCTTTTAGGCGGCCCTGCGGGAATGTCTATAGGCGCATCGCTTGGCGGTTCGCTTGAAGAAGCTACAGGCGGCGGCGTAAGCGGCGCTGCTGGAGATGCCGCTGCTGCTGCTGCTGCCGCTTCTGATCGTTCCGCGCAACTTCAGCGCGAGACTGCTAAAGAAAATTTAGCTCTTCAAAAACGTATATATGAAGAAGACGTAGCAAGGCAATTGCCTTTTTACACTGCGGGCACCAATGCGTTAGCTAGGATGCAACAGCAATACAACAAGATGCCTGCCGCATTCACAGGGCAAGTTAATTTGAACCAAGACCCTGGGTACGCATTTCGGCTAAAAGAAGGCCAACAAGCACTTGACCGCCAAGCAGCCGCGCGTGGTGGATTGATTTCTGGCAGTGCGTTAAAAGCCGCTACACGATACGGCCAAGAGATGGGCAGCCAAGAATATGGAAACGCCTACAGCCGAGCTTTAGATAGATACAACGCTAATGTAAACCGTGAGGCCACAGGCTATAACCGTTTGGCAAATATATCAGGCTTAGGCCCAACTGCCGCTAACACAGTTGGCGCTGCTGGTCAAAACTATGCCACGGGTGCTGGAAATATTGCAGGAACTATGGCGGCCAATGTAGGCAACATTTACACGCAACAAGGTATTAACCAAGGCAATGCGTTAATAACTGGCGCTCAAGCACGATCCACTTCGTATGGAAATACCGCCGACTTATTAGGTAGATTTTATGGTGGTGGGAGTTCTGGCGTATCAGGCCGATGGAACCCCGCTACCGGAACATTTGGATAACATCATGCCACTTAATTTTGGAATACTTCAACCCGTCGATATTGGCGCCCGATTCATGGCTGGCCAAGAAGAAGCGCAACGCAACCAGTTGGCGCAACAACAGAGGGCGCAAGACCAAGAGCTAAACGCCTTGCGAATGCAACAGACGCGGGGCGCTATTAGCCAACAAGAGCGTCAGTTAAAAGCGGAAACCGCTACTCAAAAGACAGCAATGTTTCGGGAGCGCTTACTGCGCGCGCCCAACCCTAACGCTGTTCGTGAGCTGGTAAAGATGCAACATGCTGACCCTGATCTAGGGCCAATACTGTCACAGACTGGCACACTAGAACAAGCGTTAGCAGAAGTGCCAGATGACCCCGCACAATTTAGAGACTATCAAAATCGCGAAGCGTTAGGCATGTCTGAATGGATAAAGTCTCAGATGCCTAAAATGACGCCTACTGGCGATGTCTACGACCCTGCAAGCCGTACCTTTATTCCCAAGCCACAACCCAAGCCTACACCAAAAGAATTTGCGCCTCCGCCTAGTGTCCTTGAGTATGAGCGCGCTCAAACAGACCCTAAATTTATGAACTTTTTACGTGAGCGCGCAGCGGCTAACCGCGCACCTGCTCAACCCGTTGCGCCCGTTGCGCCAACAATTACGCAAATTGTTGACCCGACTAACCCGAATCAAATGATCACTATTGACGCCAAACGTTATCAAGGTGGCGGCGCTGGAACGCCAGGTGTTATTGGCGTTGCAGGTAAAGAGCCAAGTGCTGCGTTGCGTGTAAATAAAGTTGAGCAAGGTAAAACTCAACTCGCCGATGATTTGGAAAATTTACGTGCGTCGTTTGAAACGCTTAATAACTTACGTGCTGTTCCAAGTACAGAACGCGGGCCATTGTCTAACGTTGCTTCCGCAGTTGCGTCTAGCCGAGTAGGACAATTGGCAGGGCAAGCGTTTGCAACCGAAGCGCAAGTTGAACGCGATGTTATTAACAGCGCGCGTAGCCGGTTGGTCAACTCGATTAAAAATGCTACTGGCATGTCTGCTCAACAACTCAACTCAAACGTTGAGTTGCAAACAATGCTGAAGTCAATTTCAGATCCTGGGCAATCCTATCAGTCCGCCATTCGTATTATTCAAGATATTGAAGACGCGTACGTTAAAGGCGACGGCATGTCGCCAAAGAAAAATAAACCTGCGCCTGCGCCCGCCGCAACACAAGGGACTGGTGGATTTAGGTACCTTGGTAAAGAAAGCAACTAATGGCTACCAAATACCGTGTTCAAGGCCCAGACGGTGCGGTTCACGTCTTTGAAGGCCCAGACGATGCAACACCTGCCCAAGTAGAAGCATTTGCGGCTCAGACTTTTGGTGCCGCGCCTGCACCAAAGCAACCATCGGGGATACCTGCGCAACGTAAAGAGCGTGGGTTTCTTGAAACGCTTGGCGCTCCTATTCAAGCTGCATCAGAAGGTGTTATCAGCGGCGGCGGTAACGTTATGTTTGGTGGACAGCGATTGCTGGGTATGGGTCTTGAAGCTGCGGGGCTAAAAAACGCGGGTTCTTTTTTACAAGAAGACGCTGCACGACGGCTTGCGGAATCGCAAGGCAGAGTAGCGCCTTTCAAACAAGAATTCCCCATGTCTACTGGCACAGGTGAGTTGGCCGCTGAAGTAGGTGCGACATTTCCTGTGGGCGGCATGATCGCTGCGCCTCTTCGCGCAGTGCCTGCTGCTGCGCCTTTGGCACAAGCTATTCGATCTGGTGGGTTTTCTACTGGCCAAGCTATACAAAAAGGCACCCCTGCTGCGGCGCGTCTTGCTAACATAGGCACACGTATGACAGGCGGCGCAATTACTGGCGGCGCTACTGCGGCGGTAATAAATCCTGCCGACACTGAGACAGGTGCATTAATTGGCGCAGCCGTACCTTTAGCAGGTACTACAATAAATTATTTAGCTAAGGGTGCAGGATTTCTTAAAGATGCTTTTAGCGGCCAGCTTGCCGCAATTAAAGCAGGCAAGATTTCGCGTGAAGTGGCCGGCGATCGCATTGGCGCTATCCGCGCCGCGTTAGCTGCCGCACCGGAAGATTTAACGGCTGCTCAAGCTACGGCGGGCGTACAAAACAATGCTTTTCAAGCCTTGGGTGCGTTTGCGGCTAAAACAGACGATATATCGTTAAAACTTAAACAACAAGCAGCAGATGATATTGCTTTGCTACACCGCATGGCTGAAGGCGGCAATGAAACCGAAGCGCGTCGCGCGTACGAAGAATCAATCAAACGGCTAAATCAACTGACGCAAGACATGCGAAATGTTGAGTTAGGCGCGGCCAATCAAGCGGCAAGAACAATAAACCAATTAGCGCCGCAAGCGCAACAACGTCAAGCAAGCATGGTTAACGCATTGCGTGGTGGTATTCCTGTGGGTGAAGCGTTGCCTGGTCAAGCTGTCATTTCGCCAATAACGGAAGCCGCGCAACAAGCTGCAACCGCGGCTAAAGGCAAGCCAGGCTTTTTAAGCGCTGGCGATCGTTCGCAAGAATGGCAACAAACGTCTGACATCTTTGCTGATATTGCCAAACAACGCCGCGCTGAAGCAGGCTTTTTGGAACGCCAAATTGGCAGTTTGGAAGATTACGGTTTGCGTCCGTTGGACGCTGGCAGTATTACGGCAGCCATTGACACCAAACTTGCAACGCCAGGGCTTCGTGCTAGCTCAAACATGACCAAAGTGCTGCAAGCTGTTAAAGACGACATTGCCAATTTAACTGAAAAAGGCGGCGGCGTCATTGATGCACACGACTTGTACACACTTCGCAAAGAAGGTATTAACGAACGCATCATGCAAATTCTTGGACAGACTGATCCAAAGATCAGCGCCAAAGTAACGCGCAGCGTATTACAGGAAGTGCGGCCTTTGATTGACGACGCAATTGAAAAAGCAGGCGGCACCGGCTGGCGCAACTACCTTAAAACATATTCGCAGGGAATGCAGGCCATTGACCAAAAGGCTATGGCAGCGCAAGCGGCAAAATTGTTTAAAGATTCGCCAAAAGAATATGTGCGGCTCGTACGCGGTGATAACGCAGACGCGGTGGAAGCTATCTTTGGCCCAGGCAGTTACGACATTTTTAAAGAAATGGGCAGTAAGATGCCCACTTTAGAAAAACTTGCTGCTAGCGTTGAACGGGCAGGCGCAATGAAAGAAGCCGCCGCGTTAGGTGCAGAAAGACTTACTGCTGTTGTAGAAGATATTGGTCGGACTTTTCCTCGCGCTCCCTCGTTACTTAACCGTGCAGTAACTTTTGGCAACGTTACGTTTGAAGAACTTGAAAAACGGCTTGGCAAAAAAGTTACCGCTAAGCTACAAGAGGGTATGGTGTCGGGAAAGACTGCGTTAGAAATGCTTAATACGTTACCTTCAGCAGAACGTGCGGGAGTGTTGCGTATTTTGACTGACCCATCAAGATATGGAAAAGCTGGCGCAGCGGCTGCGCGCGCGGCGGTGATACCTCAAACGCCTACAAATACCCTTGCGCCCAAGCAAGAAAACAAAAACGCTCTGCGCGTTGAAATGAGCGGAATGGCACCGCAATATGACTGACGACACCCCCACCAAAATAGCGGTGCATGAAGCCGTCTGCGCTGAACGCTACGCGGCCATTGAGAAGTCATTCATCGATGGCGACAAGCGCATGTCTCGGATTGAGTACTTGCTTTACATCGTTATTGCTGCTGTGCTGTTTGGCCCAGGCTTTGCCGGTGAGCTGGTCAAAAAAGTCTTGGGGCTGTAAATTGACCCGCTTAGCATCCTCTTTGCCGCCAACGCCTGTGTTGCCGCCATCAAGCAAGGATGCAAACTCTACAAAGACGCCAAAACGTCTTTCATGGAAATCAAGAAAACTGTTGATGAGGTAGTCTCAGATGCAAAGCAAGTCAGAAGTTTTTGGCAAAAGCTGTTTGGAGCAAAGCCAGTCGCCCAAGCCAAGTCTGTGGCGAAAAAGGAAGCCTACGTTGCCGTTGACGAAACCCAAGTCATGGCAGACATCGTTAGTCAGCTATCCCAGTTTTTCAAACTGCAAGAGCAACTCGCTGCCCATATAAGAGAAGAAGAAGAAAAGAGCAGGAACGTCTACGACCCTGACGCCAACTTGATGGAAGCCGCTTTAAAGCGGGTCATGGCGCAAGATCAGATGGCGGCACTAGAGGTTGAGATCAGGGAAGCAATGGTGTACGGCGCTCCCAAAGAGATGGGGGCTTTGTACTCAAAAGTGTTTGATATGCGAGATGTCATTAAGATAGAACAGGACAAAGCAAGAAAGAAGCGAGATGATGAATCATGGCAACGCAAAGAGGAGGAACGCCTCCTAAAAGAAAGACAAGCGTATCTGCTGGTGACTATCCTATTCCTCCTATATATGTGGTTGCTCCTCGGCCTCTTGTACAGGATTGGGAAATAGTTATGGGCTGGATAGCGGCTTGTATTTTGGTGGTGCTGATGCTTCCGCTTCTTGGGATTTTGTACATGGACGTGTTGCAAACCAAAAAAGAAGCGCAAGCGCAAATTGAAAAGATGGAAAAATTGCGTAGACAAGTTCAAAAGGAAAAAGATGATTCCAATAGTCGCCTCCCTCCTCGGTAGTCTTGCCCAAAACGGGTTAACACTGCTCTCCAGCGCCATCCAAGCCAAAGGCAAGGAAGTGGTCGAGAACACGCTTGGTGTAAAGATCCCCGACAACCCCACGCCTGAAGACGTCAGCAATTTGCGCCAGCTTCAGTTTGAGCATGAAGAACGCCTGTTGGAACTTGGTATTGAGAAAGCCAAGTTGGAGTTGGAAGAGATGAAGGTGCTGGCGGCTGCGGCGCAAAACGAAGACGACAACGTAACAGACCGTTGGCAGTCGGACATGAACAGCGACTCTTGGCTGTCCAAAAACATACGCCCCATGAGTTTGATCGCCATTTTCTTTGGTTACTTCTTGTTTGCCATGATGAGCGCCTTTGGCCTGAACGCCAATGAGTCCTACGTCCAGTTGCTTGGGCAGTGGGGGATGCTGATCATGGGCGCTTACTTTGGCGGCAGAACCATTGAAAAATTAGCCGAAATGAAAGGCAGAAAATGAGCCTCAATAAAGAACAAGCTGCATTCCTGCTGGACATGTGCAAACTGATCCAGTACGCAACAGAGCAAGGCTTTGTCGTGACCGGCGGTGAGCTGGCCAGGACACCCGAGCAGCAGGCCATCTACTTCAAGACGGGGCGTTCCAAGACCATGAACAGCATTCACTTAAAACGCTGCGCCATTGATCTGAACTTCTTCAAAGACGGCAAAATTATCTGGGATAAGGCGATTCTTGCGCCTCTTGGGGCGTACTGGGAAAGTCTTTACCCAAAGAATCGTTGGGGTGGGAACTTCTCCAATTTGGTGGATTGTCCTCATTTTGAACGTGTGCCAAAACCATAGCGAAAAGGACTAGCGTCCCCACGCCGATGATGGCGCCTACGATTAAGGCAAGTACGGTTGCGATCATGGGTTCCTCTTTTCGTAATGGACAAGTTCTGCCTTGGTTGCAATTGTGATTGCAACAAATCATTTCAACAACTCCCTATACGCCTTGATGGCGTCTTTCAAATCATTCTGCAAGTGTTCGATGCGTTCTTGCTGTTCTTGCATCTTGGCGTAGGCTTCGGCAGCAAACTTGGCCAAGTTCTCTTGGCTCCATGTTTCAAACGCTGGCATTTTTCTTCTCCTGTAAAAGTTTTCTTAACCATTTACTTGCGCCTAGCTTCACCCACTGTTCGTATTCGCTTTGCGTCAAACGAACGCCGATGGTTTTACCGCTTTTGGTCAATTCACTCTTGGGTCTCGGCATCTTTTCTCATCCTTACGATTGTGTCTTGAAATCTGTACTCACAGCTATGCTGTGCGCCAGCTTGTTTAGTTACAAACACCAGCCTGCACTCGGCGCAATACCACGCCGTGCCTTGCGCGACTACAGTTGTCTTATTTTTAATTCGGCCAAAAAATGTTCTGATGGCTTCAATCATCATCGTCCTCTCTGTCTATGCTCTCATTTATCAGTTGTTGTTTGACTAGCTCCAACACCCCAATGACTGTGGACATGTAAAGCGTTTCATCGTACTTGTGGATGACGTCAAGCAACTCACCCACCAACCCATCAGATAATTTTCCCTGCGACAAAATCATGCGTAATCCCCCTCCTTTGTATGCTCTGTCAGTCGCTTCTCAAGACGCTTGATGCGCTCCTCGTTGTACTGCATGGCGGCATAGGCATACTCAGCGGCAGTCTCAGCTTCCAACTTGCGTAGGTGTGCTTCCTGTAGTTCCTTGGCAATGACCTCATGGATAGTTCTTGCCCTCATGATGTCTTTGACGTACTTGATGGTTGACTCTCTGAATGTCATGCTTGCCCCCTTGCTCGAATGGCGGTAGCGCAGTCAGGCGCTGAATATGGGGGTACATCAGCAAATAATTCATCACACACCTTTGCACAGGCTTCTCTTTCCTTGGCGGCTACTGCGTTGGCAAAGGCTACAAACGGCTCTACCCATCCACCAAAACGACACAGTGTGTCTGATTCGGCCTCAATTCCAACCTGTCTAGCCATGTCAATGATTTCATCTTGTGTCATGGTCGTTTAGCCTCCTGCAAGAGTTCAATGCGCTCTCTGGACGCCCGCAGCATGGTGTAGCGTTGGTGCAGACGTTCCAGCACCACCACACGCTTGGCGTTGCCGCGCTCATGGGTCAGCATGTCCAAGACCTTTTGTTCGTCAAAAGTCTTGAGTTCGTTATTTAGTTGTCGCCAGGTGAGTTGCAATTTTGTCCTCCAGTTGTTTGATTGTTTTTACGCTTTTGCTCAACTTACGCCAAGCGGCGTTGAAGTCGCGTTGGTATATCTTGTGAATAGACTTTTCAGCCTTGAGCTGGGTCTTCCATTTAAGTAGTCTCACTTCAGTTCCTCCATTGCAATATCCGACACAGCGCGTTTGTCGTGTAACGCGCCCCAAATCTTTTCGTCAATTGTTTTGTTGGTCATCATCACGTAGACCCACACAGCGTGTGCTTGGCCTGAGCGGTGCAGACGGCCAACGGTCTGTTCGTACAACTCCAAACTCCACGGCAAGGACAGAAACACTATGTGACACCCCCCGTGCTGTAAGTTAAGCCCGTGACCGGCTGATTTGGGGTGGACAGCAAGTAGTCTGACCTTTCCATCGTTCCATCGCTTAATTGCGTCCACGTCATCAAGGGTCGTAACGGCAAAACGTCGCTTAATCTCGGCGAGTTCTTCTTGGTACTGGTAGACAAGAATAGTGTTGGCGTGTTGGTTCTCATCAAGCAGCTCCTGAAGGCGGTCAAATTTATGGCTGCTGAACCATACGGCGGTCTGCGTAGAATCAAACCTACCAGGTATTTCGGAGGCAGTCCTACGTGTGTCGTACACAAAACCGCTGGCCATCTGTTGCAGTTTGCCGGTCACCACCCCCGCATTTATCGCGGTGACGTCCAACGCTTGGAAGTCCTTCTTCATCTTCTCGTAGGGCTCACGGTCGTCTAGGTCGCACCGCACCTCAACCACGTGCATGGGCGGCAGCTTGTCTTTGTAATCGCCAGCTTCTAAGACATAGGTCGCCGGTTTGATGCGCTCCATGACGCCTGCCAACGACCCGACGCGTGGTGCCCACTCGCCAAACTCCTTGTTGATGGGCACGAAGTACTGCTGCATAAACGCGCCTTTGGAACGACCAAGCAAACCTTGGTCAACGATCTTGCACTGGCCAAACACGTCTTCCAAGCCGTTGCTGGTAAATGATCCGGTCAAGCCCCAGCGCACAGTCATGGGGTCAAGCACCTTCATCAGCGCCTTAAAACGTGTGCCTGATGGATTCTTCAAGCGCGTCAGTTCGTCAAACACGATGGCGTCAAAGTCCAGCGCCTGCTCGGCCAGCCATTGGATGTTGTCGTAGTTACTGACCACAATGCGAGCGTCAGACCGCAACGCCACCAACCGTTGCTTGGGTGTGCCCACTGCCACGGCCAGCGGCACATCAGGTGCCCACTTAGGTTGCTCAACTGGCCACACGTCGGTACAGACGCGCTTAGGTGCAAGAACCAAAAACCGCTCGACCACACCGTTGGCCAGCATATCTTGCATGGCCGTCAAGGTGATGGCTGTCTTGCCAGCGCCCACAGGAGCCAAGATCATGGCTCGGTCGCGCTCGTACAAGAAGTCAGCAGCCTCATCTTGGTAGGGTCGTAACGAATAAGTCAATCTGTTCCTTTGTCCATAAACACGCATACTTCTGATTCAAGGCCGCCATGTCGTCTGCAAACATCTTTTGCAACACCGACAACCGCCCGCCCTTGGTCTTCAATTCCACAAACCATGTGCTGCCGTCAGGCAGACACGCAATCCGGTCAGCAACGCCTTTGCGGCCTGGGGACGTGAACTTGTACGTCTTGCCACCAATGCGCTCAACCGCCCATACGAAATGATTTTCAACTATTTTTTCTTTCATGTCAAAAAGTTTAGCACAGTTTTATTTTCTGTGCTATAGTTCAGTCTCAATCAACTAAAGGAGAGTTCAGTGGATCACAGTAAGATAGTTGGCGGCTCAACCGCCAAGCGCGTTATGAACTGCCCAGGTTCAGTAGCCTTGGTGCAGAAGATGCCGCCTCAGCCCAGCAACAAGTACGCCGACGAGGGTACGCTGTTGCACAACGTCATTGCTGAAATTGTGATGACTGACAAACACCCCGAAGAATTCTTGCACACCAAGTACAACGACCAAGTGCTGACGCTTGACTTGATCGACAGCAAACTGGTGCCTGCCCTTGCGGCGCTGGACGTAATCGACCCAAACAAGGAGATGGAAATTGAAGCTGAAACTCGCGTTGGTTTTGGTGACCTGTTGCCTGGTGTTTTTGGCAGCACTGACCTCATTGGGCGTATTGGTAGCCGCGCTGTCGTATTGGATTGGAAATTCGGTGACGGCGTTGCTGTTGAGGTAGAAGAGAACCCGCAACTCATGTTCTACGCCGCTGCGGCCATGCGTACTGAAGAATCCAAGTGGGCGTTCAAGGACGTTGAAGAGATCGAGATGGTCATTGTGCAGCCGCCCCAAGTTAAGCGTTGGGTGACCACACCTGCTCGCATTGCTCAGTTTGAAAAAGACTTGGTGAAAGCCGTCAAGCTAGCGCAGCAACCCAACGCTGAACTTAAGATCGGTGACCACTGCCGTTGGTGCGCGGCCAAGCCCATCTGCCCACAGATGACTGGCGCAGTAGACCGCGCTTTGAAGACCAGCATCGATGGCTTGGATGCGCCCACAATCAGCGCGTATCTGAAGAATGCTGATATGCTTGAACAATGGATCACTGACCTGCGAGCCTTAGCGTTGCAGATGCTTGATTCAGGAGCCAGACTCCCCGACTACAAGCTGGTGGCCAAACGTGCCATCCGCCAATGGACTGACGAAGACAAGGCCAAGGTTGCTTTGTTTGCGTACGGTCTGACAGAATCTGAGGTGATGGAGACTTCAATAATCTCTCCGGCCAAGGCTGAAAAGGTGCTCAAAAAGCGCAAGCAAGCCCTGCCGGACGATTTGGTCGTCGCCATCTCTTCAGGTAACACTTTGGCAAGCGCAGACGACCCGCGCCCCGAAGTGATGATCTTGGGTAAGCAATTGACCGCTGCCCTTTCTAAACTTCAATAAAGGAAAATCATGTCCAATCTAGTAGCGTTCTCTCAAGCTGGCTTGCCAGCAGTTTCCACCCTGTCATCCGCTTTGCGGGCGATCCAATCCGATGTCGGCCCAGCCGGTACAGCTATCCTGAAAATGGATAAGACTGGCCATTGGGTCTTCGGTGCCGATCAAACCGAAGTCGAAGACGACAGCAAGTGGGCGATCAACCCTTTCTCTTTTGTCCACGGCTTTATCGCTTGGGGTGATGGTGAAGTGTTGGCCGAAAAGATGACCAGCGTCAGCCAGCCGCTGCCCGAACTCGACGAAGCCCCACCACAGGCTAAGAAGGGTTGGGAGACACAGGTCGGCTTGTCATTGAAGTGCATCAGCGGCGAAGACAAGGGTATGGAAGCGCGGTACACCACCACATCAGTGGGCGGCAAGAAAGCGGTTCAAGCCATTGCAGTCGCCTTGGCCGAGCAGGTCGATAAAGATCA